TATTTGAATTAAATCACGATAAAAAATTAAAAGTGTGAATTGATTGGCATTATTTAGTTGTGCTAAATTTCTTCTGTTAATTACTTCAACTTTTCTCTGGATTTGAAATGCAGATCTTAAAATTTTTACAGAGTTTTAATACAGTCGGCACCTATTTAACACTTGCTTCCATCTTGCTTATGGTCATGATCATTTATTTTTATGTAATTAATCCTGCATGAACATTTTGAAAGGAATAGGTCTTCTCATCTATTACTTTTTTAAGAACGGAAGATGAATAATAGGATAGGGATATGAAATTTAAAATATTATTATTAAGTTTTATTGCCACTGGTTGCTATGCTAATGAAAGTACAGCTGACCCGGATATTTGTAATATCGTAAAAAAGGTCGCTTATAACGTGATGGAAGCACGACAGCAAAAAGTACCAGCACAAGATTTACAACAAATTGCCGATGGGTTAGCAGATAAAAAAGCCAAGCAGCTTTATCAAGACTTAATTAGCTCAGCTTATGCTGCCAAAGTATTTAAGACAAGTTTCTTTAAACGCCAAGCAATTGAAGATTTCCAAGCAGGATGGTATGAGGAATGTTTACGTAGAAATGAATAATAATTAAAAAAATAATGAGTATTTAATTTTTAAGAACAACTAATTAGTTAAGAGAATAAAAAATAGACTGACAGGTCTGTCTAGGTATTTTAATTTGAAAATAAAATGCGAATTTATAGGTATTTATTTAAAAATAAATGCTCCGAAGATGCCGCTGCATGTCGTTACCCTTGAACCCTAAAGTTCATCGGGTCTTTCTCAATTCTAGCAATACAGTGCAATATTAAGCAATACCTAACGATATTAAAAAATCAATATTTTTAATAATTTATATTAAAACAATACAATGCAATATTACACAATCTTTAGCAATACAAAAATAGTCTATTAATGGTCTATTTCGGTAAATATGGTCTATTTATCAGGTTTAAGTCTATTAAAGGTCTATTTTAATTGGTTAAAAAAGCGGCACTTGGCCGCTTATGCAGTATGTGCCATTTTGTTTTGTTCAATATAAGCCAAAACATCAGACTTCATATAATTTACTTGTCGTTTATGAGGTTTAGAGAATGGAATGCCGCCACCTTCACATCTTTTCTTCTGCAACCACGGTAAGGATACGTGCATAACAATAGCTACTGTTTCAGGTGGAAAAGTTTGATTATCAGCAGCTTCCCAAAATTCCTTCTTAGCAGCCTCTTTTTCTGCATGAGTCATACGATCTAATTTAGTTAAACGTGACATTTATTTCTCCTTACTTTCCGCTTTAGGATTTGCCCACCAAAGTACAGGGCCATCTTCTGAATCAAATGCTGCAATTAAAAAGAGTCCTTGTTCTGGCGGTTCTGGCTTCCAGTTTGGCCAAACTACTGCATCTTCCGGTATATTTGGTATTTCATCGTAATCTAATAGTTGAATTTCAATTTCAACTCTAAGATTCATTTGAAGTTGTGCCCACTGTTCTCTTGTATAGGCTTCAGCTCCTTCTTCAATGGTGTCAAACAATTCAATATCTGGATGAAACCAATTGAAAAGGTTTTCAGGTGGTTCTATTGGCTGGATCTGATATTTAAAACCCGTCTCACTAGATCCATAAAATAGTTTTGCTTCATCAAAGCTTTTGGTTACAAGAGGGGCAGAGCCTTTCTTGTAGCAAATTACTATTTCATCAAATTTAAAAACACGTTCAGCTGTCTTCAAATCAAAGCATTGGTACATAGGTTCACTAAACCAACTCTCAACATAAAATAGATTTTTAATATGATCTTTGCGGGAACCGTGCCATTTCTGAACTTTGATAACATCATCAAAAATTTCTAAGAAAAAGTTGTTGCCTTCCTTTTCATGCATTTTTCTATAACGCTCAACAGCTCGCTCAGCTATCTCTTTTGAAGCTGCTGGCGTTTGCTTAAAAGGGCTGTAACCTTCAGGTCGCATTGCAACCGCCCATAAAGTTGATTCACTCATCCTTCAGCTCCCGATTCGCTAACACCCAACTTAATGCAACCTTCCTCAGGTAAATCAGCATACCAACAGTAGTATCCTTCACCGTCATAACCATCTTGGAGCCATTTGATGGTCATTTCAGTTTCCATCTGGAATTGATCTTTTTCCCCATCTGGCGCACCAAAATCAAAGGCTTCTTTTAGTTCAGCGCAAGTTAGAGTGACACTAGGGGTGGGAGTATCTGGCACCGTCTCGGCTTTGGCTTTATTCCATAACTGCCAAGCATCATTAGTTACAATATTGAAATAGCCATTCATTGTTTCACTGAATGCTAGGATGTCATTTTTACGAATAGCACTTTCACGTTTAAAAATTTCTGTAGTTTTGAATTGTGATTCAAAAGGGATACGTTCATTACCTGTCATTTAAGCCACCATCTCTGCATATTCTTCTTTAGTCCACTCAACAAACTCTCTATAAAGCTGCTGGGCAGGTTTGTTTAATCGGTTGTGATAGTCGATCGTTATGCGGCGCCAAGCGACTGGTACCGCATAATGCTTGGTTAGAAACATTGCTTGATCCATGCCTTGCCGGACTATTACATAGCCCAGCAATTGCAAGTAGTACATAAAACCAAGCATGTGTTTTTGGCTCACTTTCTTGTACTGATCTTTCATGTTAGAAACCGTCCACTAATAAATAATCAGGGGTAGATTCTTGTTGAGTAGGTGTAGGATTCTCTAATTCATAGCGGCGTTTTCTCACATACCCCATTAGCTTCGGTTGAATCTGCGGATCTCGTGCAGCCACTTCTATTTCCAAAGCATCTAGCGTTGTAAGGTCTGGTGCAGTTTGGATTTGAACCATTAAAGAGGGTGGCTCATTAGCAGATGCCTTTTCTTTTTCTAGCTCTTCAAGACGTTTGTGAGTGGCGAGAAGGATAGGCTTCATTTGTTCGTCATCCCATGTGCGGGTATAACGATAAACCGCATTTACTTCTGCAGGTGTTTTTGACTCTTTTACACGCTGTAGAAGAGTATCTAGGGTTTGCTGATATTCTGGATCTACTTTAGGCTCGTTAGTTTCTGGAACTAACAGATCCTCAGATGTGGTGACGTTAGTTTGTTCGGTAATAACAATTGTTGGTTGAATTTCTGCAGAAATAACTTCAATAGGCTTTTCTGCTTTTGATTTTTTGCCTCTCTGTTTTTTAGGTTCCTCACCAAGACGAATAACACTTAAATCATTGTTGATTTCAATACCGAGTGCTTTTGAAAAAGCTTTTAATTGAAGCTTGGCGTTTTCGGCATCACGCTGAACAAAACCACTATTAATAGATTCAATTAATGCGGTGGTTTTAAAATTTACGACGTAAATAGAAGGCGAATATGTAGTAATTACAAAAACATCTTGTCCTTCTTCATACTCATCAATAGTTAATGGCTTTGTGAATGTAATGCCAGCCAGCTCAGTAGTTTCGATTTTGATGCAAAATTCAAAACCCGGTTTACCAAACACAGAAGCGGGGAATTGATCTAAATCGACAAAGTCCAACATGTCTCCAGCTGGACGACAAAGAACAGTTTTACCTTTTTGAAGAGCTGCAAATGCTTCAGCTGCAGTTAGTAAATTAGACATAAAAAGCTCTCCTTTTAGTGATGTAACGACTGTTGTTGCTGAACTTGCTGAGGATTATTTTTAGGCGCCCAACCCATCTGATCGGCACGTGCTTGGCATGCTCTATTGATACCAGCCTCGTAAGTAGTGCCTTTAAACTTTTTAATCGCAGCATTTAAGATGTTTGTGTCAGGTGCATCTTTAATTGCTTTCAGAGCATCTTGATAAAGTTGGTCTTGAGTACGAGGTGGCTTCTGGTTGCCACCATGAGCGGTTGCCAGATTATTCTGATTTGTATTTTGACCTGCTGGGGTAGAGGCATTTTGCTCTAGATAGGCATAGTCATAGTTGTATAGGTATTTACTTCCATCAAAATTACCGAGGTAAACATCAGCTGCCACACCAACAGCTTTAAACGCTACACCTAGAGCATCGGTTACGGCTTTTTTATAACCCTCATCAATCGCTACTAGTTTGCCTTTGTGAATTTCAGCAATTGCTGAACCACCGTTGCCGAAAAATTCCTCACCCCAAACACCATCAATCTTGGTTTTTACCGCTACTTCAGCAAAAGCCATCATGGTTCCATCTGGTGCAGTTTCAGACCATAAACGCACGTGTCTATAAGTCCAGCCATGACCAACAGGACCAAAGGCCTGAGTCATAGCCATTAAACGCCATTGAGGGTTAATATCTGATTTACCTTTTAAATAACCAATCTCAATCTTTTTAAGAAAATTGGTAGGCGTTTGCTTAACTGCATTCCAGATATGTAAGTTGTCTTTTGAGTTTTCAGTGGCTTTGTTGCACAAAGATTTGAAAGGCAAAGCGCCCCTAATTGAGCCAAATTTAAGGCGTAACTTGGGTAAGTGGTCGACCTAATTCCGTAAATCTGTTGAGGACTGCTACACGTGCATGAACCTCATTGACTTGGCTATCAAAGCTCCTTGCACTGAGTTTATCTCCTAATAATTTGATGCAGTGCATTTTAGTCTCAACCAAACTTCGGCGATGATAGCCTGACCATTTTTTCCATAGTGTCCTACCTAAACGTTTAATTGTTCGAAGTAATTCATTTCGCTCTAGCGAGCTACTCTTTGTATCTTTCCATGGTTTCGCATTTTTTCTAGGTGGAATCACCGCATGTGCTTGCCGATCTGCAATGACCTGACGGCATTGCTTGGTGTCATAAGCTCCATCGGTATAAACAGAGTCAATCTGCTCATCTTGTGGAATCTGATTAAGTAAATCACCAAGCACCTGTGAATCACAGACATTATTGGTTGTGAGCTGAATAGCGCGTATTTGTAGGGTTTTGGCATCTATACCAATATGTAGTTTACGCCATTGGCGACGATATTCAGCTCCATGTTTCTTGCGTTTCCATTCGCCCTCACCTAGAAACTTCATCCCTGTAGAGTCTACGAGTAGATGCAGCCCATCGCTACTTTTTTGGTAGCTGATTGCAATATCAATATGCTTTTGTCTTCTACAAAGCGTACTGTAATCTGGTGCGGTCCAATTTAATCCGCAAAGTTTAATCAGACTTTGCACAAAGCCAGTGACCATACGTAAAGATAGACGGAATAAGGATTTAATCATTAAGCAGCATTGGATGGCTGCGTCGGAGTAGGTTTGATTTCGCCCTTGTTTGCCTTTTGATGGAGCATACCATTGCGTAGCAGGATCAAACCAAAGGGCAATATTTCCGCGATTAATGAGTGCTCGGTTATATGCGGGCCAATTGGTTGTGCGGTAGATTTTGTGTGTAGGCTTCTTCATTTGAAAATTATATCGCTGAAAAAGCCTTTACAGATAGGTTTGTGCAACAAAGCCATTACCTATTGATGGGCACATATTCTTTATAACTCTTGATAAGTAAAAAAATTATGTAGGCTAAAAATAAAACTATTTAAAAAAGAAATCTTTATCTATTTAAATATGAATATTTGATATTTTTAATTCAATCCCTATTGCTAGTGCTTAAATATTATGTCAATATGAAGTTGGAGATATTTCCGAATAGATATTTCCTATTTCAGGTTTAAGCGTTTTTTTTCGCTAAGTCCATTTCTGAATAAAAATAGGAAGTGGGCTTTTTTATTTTTAAATATTTCTGTATTATCAGTGTGTTGCTGTAAGTAACACTAAACCTTATTGATCAGCGCAAATATCAAAAAGGGGGAGCTTGCCTACTAGGCAAGCTTTTTAAATTGATAATTTAAACACAATAATCCATTTTAAAGCTCAATAGAAAAATCAAACTTCCCTAGCTTTTATTCGTACTAATTTATTGAATATAATCGTTTTTATAATTTTTAAAATTTCCTTAAACTAAAAATGGAAAATTTCTTGTTGCAACATTGTTATAATAGGACTACCTTAAGAAAAATACTTTATAAAAATGAGGAGCTGCTGAAATGCCACAGTATCTCATGTTTGCGGAAAATATTTATAACAAAATTAAAGATGAGGAATTGTTTTCACATGACTGTATTGAAAATATGAACTTACTTATGACATGTATACGCAGAGAAATTGAGGGAACAGAATTTAAATTAAAATATAATTTTATTGATTTTGTTGAATTGTTCAGTAGACCATTAGATGAATGTAAAGTAAAAATAGATGTGAGTTTGATTCCTCCTCATAATTCAGAAGGTGAGTATATTTTATGGTTAGCTGGATTAATCGAAAAAATTACAGAAGGTGGACCTAAACCACCTCCGCCTATAAAGAAATTTATTCCAGAGTATATGACCTTGAAATCTGAATTAGATTTTTTACCTTTAAATGAGGAAAAAATTCAAACCGAAGGTAAAGAAATTACGGATTACTTTAATTCAAAGCTCTATAAGTCAACTTTTAAGAAGTAATACTATATTGCCTGTGAGTTTAGCCACCGCCTTAGGGCGGTTTTTTTATGGGTGAGAATAATGGATTCTACAGAATACTTTTGGCTTACACGAAAAAAAGAACCTAAAACCAAACCTAAAAGCAGACCATTGCCTAAAGCAACTCAAAGGTACTTGGAGGCAGAAGAAGAATTTACTCAAGCTTTGGATAATCTGGAAATTAAGTACGAAAAGAAATTCCAGTTTAAATCTACAAAGCATTGGCGTTTTGATTTTCATTTAATTGAACATCGCATATTAGTTGAAATTGCTGGTGGCCCTTGTTCGGGTGGACGCAAGGGTAAGCTGTCTACAAAGGCGTGGAGTATGGACCGTTATGATGTTGCTGAAGAAATGGGATATACCGTTGTTCGGTTAGAGGCGGCACCAAGATTTAAGATTAATGAATCTGGTCCATTACAGATCCAAGCTCATTTCGCTAGTCAGTGGCTTAAAAACTTAAAGAGGCAGATTTTTAATGGATCAGATCAGACCATTTCCACCACAGGAATTAATTGATAAAGCGGATGAAGAAGAGGCAATTCGATTGGCGCCAGCCCCTGATTTAATGAATTGGGTAATTGCAAATTTTTTAACTATTGGTGGTCCTTTGCATAACCCTGACCATGACCATATTGCTGAACTAATACATGACAATGAGGAGTTCTTGGCTTTTGCTTGGGCATCATCGGCTTGTATGGCTAAAAAGCGCATGGTTTTAGGCCAATGTGAAAAAGTTTTGTTTAATCAGGGCGGGTGGAAAAAAGCTCGTCAAGAGCAGCAAATGCGCGATTGGTTTGGCTATGTGCCTGTGTACCTCATCACAATTGATGCAAGTTATTGCGATCAGGCGACTGATCGTGATTTTTGTGCGCTTATAGAACATGAGCTTTACCACATTGGTGTAGAGCGTGATGAAGACGGTGATCCAATTATTAGCGAAATGACTGGCTTACCAAAACACTATTTAGCTGGCCATGACGTTGAAGAATTTGTTGGCGTAGTAAAAAGATGGGGAGCGGACGAAAGCGTGAAGCGACTTATTGAAGTGGCGAAACAAGCGCCGTTTGTATCAGATGTGAATATTTCAAAGTGCTGTGGGACATGTTTAATAAGTTGAGCCTTCTGGCTCATTTTTTTTGCCATGTTTCCTTGACGTACCTTGACGGATAGAGAGAAATGGCGACATTAAACAAAAAGCAGAAACTCTTTATTGTACAATCGCTTGCTGTATTTAATACCCCTCAAGAAACAGTAAGTCTCGTCAAGGAAGAATTTGACATTGAAGTTTCAAGACAACAGGTAGAGTCATACGACCCTACAAAGTTTGCTGGTAGAGACTTAAGTAAGGAACTCAAAGAAATTTTCGTTAAAACACGGGAAGAGTATTTGAGTCAGCCACTAAATAAAATCAGTGGAGCAAATGACATTGTTCAGTTGAAGATTTTAAGTGATTTACTTTGGGCTAAAAAAAACAATGTGACCATGACAATTAAGATCGTGGACCAAATACAAAAGATCATGAAAGGGTTTTATGACAAGAAGGGGGAACAAAATAATAAAGGTGGTAATCCTGAAGCGAACCAAACCAAAGCTGAAGTAGAACTTGAGATTAAAAAGCTTGAACTTCAGAAGTTACAGCGTGAAGTGAATCCCCCTGAGTATCGTCCACCTGAAGAGGATTACAAGCTTGTGCTGAATCCTGATGAGGAGATACCAAATGAGCCAATTCTTTAATCCTCCAGAAGGTTCAGTTCAATTAACTCCTAAGCAAGCCAATATTTATTTATGGGGCTGGCAAAAAGAAGCCCGGTTTCGTGATGCCGTTTGTGGCCGACGTTTCGGTAAAACATTCTTGGCCAAAGCGGAAATGCGAAGAGCCGCAAGACTAGCGGCTAAATGGAATGTTTCTGTTGAGGATGAGATCTGGTATGCCGCGCCTACATTTAAGCAAGCTAAACGGGTTTTCTGGAAGCGATTAAAACAGGCAATTCCGGCATCTTGGCGAGCTGGAAAGCCGAATGAAACTGAATGTTCAATTACCTTAAGAAGTGGGCATATCATCCGTGTTGTAGGTCTAGATAACTATGATGACCTTCGTGGATCTGGTTTATTTTTCTTAATTATTGATGAATGGGCTGACTGTAAATGGGCTGCATGGGAGGAAGTACTTCGCCCGATGCTTTCTACTTGCAAATATATGGTGAATGGAGAGCAGCGAGTCGGTGGCCATGTTTTACGTATTGGAACACCTAAAGGCTTTAACCATTGTTATGACACATTCATGGATGGTCAGCCCGGTCATGAACCAGATTGTAAAAGCTTTTCCTATACATCCCTTCAGGGTGGAAATATTCCTGAGTCTGAAATCATTGTTGCTAAGCGCAAAATGGATCCTAAGACTTTTAGTCAGGAATATGAAGCAAGCTTTGAGAGCTATCAGGGTGTTATCTACTACTGTTTTAACCGGTTACTGAACGCATCAATTGAAACAGTTAAGCCAAATGATGTGCTTCATATTGGGATGGACTTTAACGTTACCAAGATGGCTGCTGTTGTGTATGTACGCCGTGGTGAACATATGCATGCGGTCGATGAGTTCGTAAATCTGTTCGATACTCCGGCAATGATTGAGGCTATCCAAGAACGATATCCTGACCATGAGGTTGCAGTTTATCCCGATGCTTCTGGTGAGAACCGGAAGTCGAGCAATGCTAGTGAAACGGATCTGGCGCTACTTAGAAAGGCTGGTTTTAAAGTTCATGTGAACAGTAGAAACCCAGCAGTTAAAGATCGCATTAATTCAATGAACGGGATGCTGTGCAATACGTTGTCTGAGCGCAGATTGTTTGTGAATGTAGATAAATGCCCTCACTTTGCTAAATGTTTAGAGCGTCAAATCTATGATGATTATGGACAGCCGGATAAGAGTGCCGGTTTTGACCATATGAATGATGCAGGTACATATCCAATCGCTTATTTATTCCCGATCGACAAGAAATCTGTTGGAGTTCGAAGGATTCGCGGAATGTCTTAAACAACGCACCTTTTTAGGTGCTTTTTTATTGGTGTTTTTATGGCAGTTACTGATAAACATCCGCAGTATATTGCTGCACAAAAAAGCTGGGAGATTATGCGGGACGCCGTTGCTGGTGAAGAGCAGATCAAACAGGCACAAACAAAGTACCTAGCTAAATCGGCCGGAATGATTGAGGCTGAAAAGCAAGGTGATACGACTGGAGAGATTTATAAAGCCTATCTAAGTCGAGCTCAGTATCCATTATGGGTTCAAGATTCATTACGCACAATGATTGGTTTAGTTTCAAAGCTTGAACCCAACATCGTAATTGAAAGCTCTCTTTTAAAGGGTTTGATAGAGAATGCAACCAATGATGGTTTTGGGCTTAAACAACTCTTTATCCGTATTTGCCTAGAATTATTGGAGTATGGTCGCTGTGGCTTGCTTGTCGATGTAGATGCTAAAGGCGTGCCTTACTTCGCGCTCTATGATGCGTTATCCATTATTAACTGGAAGGAAAACAGTATTGGCGGCCGTAAGGATCTAAAGCTGTTAGTCCTTGAGGAGCAATTTGACGATAGCGAAGATGAATTCGGACACGATACTAAAACGGTCCACCGGGTTTTAGCTATGCAGGAAGGTACTTTAACAGTCCGTTTGTTTGATGGGTCTTCCGAAGAGGATAAAACACCAGATCTTGGCGGTAACAAGCTTGCTTTTACGCCATTTGTCTTTTGTGGTACTACTGATAATTCTCCACAAGTTGGTACGGTACCATTGCTTACCATGGCAAAAGCAGCACTTAAGTATTACCAGCTCAGCGCGGACTATTTTCAGTCACTTCATCACACAGCACATCCACAACCTTGGATTAATGGTTTAGACGGGGATGAAGATGATGATATTAGTGTTACAGGTGTTATGGCTGTCTGGAGTCTACCTAAGGAATCACAATGCGGTTACTTAGAGATTTCTGGAAATGGTATCGAACTGACAAAGAGTGAAATGGATGCCCAGAAGAATGCAGCATTAGAAGCCGGTGCAAAGGTCATCGACACCAATACACAAGAATCAGGTGAGGCCCGTCGTGCACGTCAGGATGACCAGCATGCAAGTCTACATAGTATTGTGATGTGTGCAGCTCAGGCCATCGAACAAGCAATTAAATATGCTGCTCAGTGGTTAAAGCTGGATGCTTCTAAATATACATTTACGGTAGAACCTGAATTTATCGTTCAGCAGTATGACATTAACCTCGCTAAGCAGCTTTATGAAGGTGCTCTTGCAGGGAAGAACTCCTTCCAGACATATTGGGAATATATCGCTACTGGAAAGTTACCAGCTCATGATTTTAAGGAAGAGTTGAAACGTGTTGAAGGTGAACGAGATAGCATGTCGCTTTAGAGGTGATGTATGGCTTCAAAAGAAGATAAATCCCTGATTGAAATACTTACTCAACATCAGGCGTATTTATATAGGGTGTCTTCTCAATCTGTTAATGAGCTACTTAAAATCTTTAATGATGAGTCGACATTAATGTTGGCAAGGCTTCGGGATTTGCTCGATGAATTAAATGACTCTGAAAAGGTGGCTTTAGCAAGTGGGCAGTACACTACGGCTAATCTTAAAGAAATTCGTGACTTAATCTCTCAGTGGTTTACGGCAATAAACACTGCATTACCTGAAGCTTTCGCTGTTTCTGCTACTGCCTTGGCTGTTTATGAAGCCAATTACATGGCGAAGCTATATGGCGGCAAGATCAAAAAACCAAATGGTGAAAAGCTATATGCAGCAGCTAAAAAAATACCATTGGTAGGTGGGGCTCTTGTTGATGATCTGCTATCAAGAATTGCTGAAAATGCCCGCCAAAAGGTTGAGTATGCAATTCGGGATGGCATTAACTCAGGTAAAACAAATCAGGAAATAGTTCAGCGTATTCGCGGAACCAAGCGCCTTAATTATGAGGATGGGCTTTTAAGTAGCTCTAAGACGGATATTGAACGTACGGTGAGAACAGTTCGCAGTCATGTGGCCAATCAAGCCTATTTAAATAGCTTTAATCAATTGGGCTTTGAATACGTAAGACTGGTTGCAACGCTGGATGGAAGAACATCTAAGCTTTGTGCAACACTTGATGGTACCGTATGGGAGATTAACGATCCAGCAAAACGGGTACCGCCGTTACATCCTAACTGCCGGAGCATTTTGGTACCAGTCGAAAAAGATGGCCTGCTTGTTGGCGAACGGCCATTTGTAATGGACGAACGCCGAGTCAATGACATCCCGAAAGATGAGCGCAGCCAATTAATAGGGCAATTGGATGCAAACACCACATTCAAAGAGTTCTTCATGAAGACAGATAACTTCTTCCAAAAAGAGTGGCTAGGGCCAAAGAGGTACAAACTTTATAAAGAAGGGAAATTTGATTTTGAAAAGTTCTTTGATCCTGAAGGCCGTTTATATAGCTTAGATGTGAACCGTACCGGGTTTGTCGGAGAGTCAATATTCTGAGAGACTATCCCGATGACAAAACCAAACTATACCCCCGAAATTAGAGAAAGAGCGGTTCAATTACTAATTGAATCTGAAAAAGATTATCCTTCTACTTGGGCAGCAATCACAGCTATTGCTCCTAAAATCGGTTGTACTCCTGAAACATTGCGTGTTTGGTATTTAAAGCATCTGGATCAACTAAATCCTGCCAAAGTACAACAGATATCTGACCAAGAAAAAATGAAGCAAATGGAACGTGAAATTAAAGAATTAAAACGTGCCAATGAAATTCTACGTAAAGCAGCCGCTTTTTTCGCCCAGGCGGAGCTCGACCGCCCACACAAATAATGGTGGATTTTATCCATAACAATAAAGATCGATATGGTGTTGAAGCGATTTGTAGAATTTTACCGATTGCACCTTCAACCTATTACCGAACTTTAGATCTCACTGACAATCCAGAACATCGAGCGAAACGAGATCTACATGATGAGTATCATGCTGAACAAATTAAACGAATTTGGAAAGAAAGTTCAGGTCGATATGGTGTACGTAAAGTTTGGCAAAAATTGAAACGTGAGGGTTATGTTATTGCACGTTGTACAGTTGCTCGATTGATGCAAAAGCTAGGTATACAAGGTGTTTGGCGTGGTAAGAATAAACAAACCACCCGTAACCGAGATGACCAAAAACGGGCAGATGATTTAGTGAAACGTAATTTTAATGCTGATCATCCAAACCAACTATGGGTGGGTGACTTTACGTATATTCAAACTCATTCAGGCTGGGTATATACCGCATTTGTTATTGATGTGTTCTCACGAGCAATTGTTGGATGGAAAGTATCTACACGGATGAATACAGATATGGTGCTTGATGCATTAGAGCAAGCATTGCATGATCGAGGCATGCCAAAGAATGTGATTCATCATTCCGACAGAGGTGTGCAATATCTTTCCATTCGCTATACCAATCGTTTAGAAGCAGCAAATTTACGAGCATCAGTCGGTACAACGGGTGATTCATACGATAATGCTCTGGCTGAAACGGTGAATGGCTTATACAAAACAGAGGTGATTGAATATTTAAAAGCAGATTGGCAAGGTTTAGCAGATGTACAACTTGCGACACTAAACTGGGTAGATTGGTTCAATAAAAAGCGTGTACACAGTGCACTGGGTTATGTATCGCCTTTTGAGTTTGAAGCAATGTACTATGATAAGATTAACCCGTTAGGTCAGGTGGCTTAACTTAAATAAAAAAGTCTCCGACAAACCCGGTACGGTTCAATGAGTTAAGAAAGTTGGATGAAAAAGCCTTTAAAGAGTTGGGTCTGTAATTTTTTCTTATGTTATATTTTTTAAAACATCAGAATTTATACAATATGAAAACAATAGCTTTTGTATGCCTAACTCTAATTTCCATCACTTGTTTAGCTGAACCAAGTCAAAAATATCTTAAAGAATATGATCGATTGTCTGAAGCTTTGGAGTCAGCAATGGCAAATGCATATTCTTTTGATCCTACAACTGGTCAAGTAAAACAGGCTACTCAAGATTTAGAAGCTAAAAATAATTTATGTAGAGCTGCCCAGGCGAAACTAAACCTCACCACGTTTTTAAAAGACAATTTAGAGGAATCTAAAGAGCTTTATAAATCTATTGATGGTGCAGAGACTCTAGATAAAAATTATCTTAGTGGACAACAGCAGGAACAACAAAATCTCGTTTCAAATTTGAAAAAAGACCTTGTTGGAACTGGATTTAACTGTGAGTAATTATTGCCGATTACAGGTAATTCTAAACTCACTTAAGACACAATTTTCACCTATATAAGCGCCCAAATGGCGCTTTTGTCATTTATGGAGTTTGGCTTATGAGTGAATCAAAAGTTAGACATTTGGTACTTAAAAGAGTTTCAGATAAATCTTCTCATCTTGCTCTTTGTGACGAGGAAACAGGTATTCCATTAGCTGGATTAACCGCTGTAAAAATGAATTGTAGTGTTTTTGAGGGTCCAGCGACTATCACGGCAACATTTGATGTAGGTGGTCCTCAAGGCATCCGCTTAGTTGGTGATGAACCTAGATCAGAGGTTTGGAATAAAAAGTAAACGTAGCTAAAGGTGGTAAAAATGTCTGAAATATCAGTTGCTGAATATGTAAAGAGAAAAGAAGAGTTAGAAAGAACACTAACAGGCCATATTGCTGAATTGATCAGTAAATTTGAAAAAGATACAGGCGTAAATGTACAAGATGTTTATGCGAATTTTTCTAGCGCCACTTGTTTGGGTGGTTCTGAAAAATACTTTCTAACAGGTGTGACAGTCAAAACCTCAATTTCTAATTAATCCAATTTATTAATTCAATAGCACCTTTGGGTGTTTTTTTTGTGAGAAGAAAATGATCAAAGAAGTAACAGAGCAAGAGTTAGCTGAAAAGTCTGCGGCACCACGAGTAACTAAAGCGCAAATTGATTCATTGATGGAGCGTGTTACTTATACGGTTGAGCAACGCCCCGGAGGTACAACATCAACATTTGTCCATGCATTTTTAGATGGAAAGTTTTTTCTAGCAACGGGTTTTAGTGCATGTGTGAATGCTGAAAACTTTGATGCTGAAATTGGTGAGCGTATGGCTCGTGGAAATGCAGAAAAGTCAGCCGAAAATAAACTTTGGGAGCTAGAAGGCTACCGTTTATTTGCAACAAATATCTAAGTTTTCAATCGAAATTTAGCGTCCTTAGGGGCGCTTTTTTAATGCCTTGAGATAAGGCTTTACCCCAATCAAACGAGAGGTTTGAACATGTCATTGCCATTTATTGTTGATTCACTTGATGCAATCAAAGAAGAACACCGAGCTTTATATGTCGAGGAAAACGGGAAGTTTCGCCTTGATTTAGAAGGCTATGAAGATCCAAAAGGTTTGAAATCTGCCCTTCAAAGCGAGCGTGAGGCTGCAAGAACTGCAAATCGACAACTTCAGGAACTTCAAAAACAATTTGAGGGTATTGATCCTGAAATTGTTAAGAAAGTCTTTGCTCAACTTGACCAAGATGAAGAGGCTAAATTAATTGCAGACGGCAAAGTTAATGAAGTGATTCAGAAGCGTACCGAGAAGATGCGCGAAGAACATGAAAAATTACTGAAAGCCGAAAAAGAGCGTGCTGATAAAGCCGAAGCTTATGCACAAAAGTTCAAGCAATCAGTAATTCAAAGCCAAATTGTACAGGCTGCTGTTGAGCTTGAAGCATTGCCTGAAGCTACTGCCGATATTGCCTTTTTAGCTCAGTCAAAGTTTGCATTAGATGAAAACGGCAAAGCTGTGGCAGTTGATGAAAACGGGGAAGTAGTCATTGGTAAAGATGGTCAGACACCGATGACTCCAAAAGAATGGGTTGAATCTCTACGTGAGCAAAAACCGTATTACTGGCCTAAGCCTAATGGCATGGGTGCACCTGGTAGCAACAATTCAAAAAGTCAGCCAGACATTCTCAAAGCCGATGGCTCGGTAAATATGACCAAATTAGCGCAATTACGAAATGAAAATCCGCAACTAGCTAAAGAGCTAGCGGCAAAACACGGTATTAAACTTTAAGGAGTAAAGCCTAATGGCTGAGACAAAAATTGCTGATGTAATCGTACCTGAGTTATTTACTCCGTACGTATTAAATAAGACTGCCGAGAGATCTGCATTATGGCAGTCAGGCATTGTTGGGGAGCTTGATGAAAAAGTCGCTTTTGGTACAGAAGGCGGTACTACAGTAAATATTCCTTTCTGGAATGATTTAAGCGGTGAATCCGAAGTACTTTCAGATGGTAAAGCTCTTGGGGTAAATAACATCACTGCTGGTAAAGATATTGCTATTTTGCATGCCCGTGGTAAGGCTTGGGGTGCAAATGATTTGTCTAAAGCATTATCTGGTGATGACCCATTGGGTGCGATTGCTGATCTTGTAGCAGATTACTGGGCTCGTGAATTTCAGGGGTTTACCGTAAATACACTTAAAGGTGTATTTGGGTCTGCAAGCATGGCAGGTAATACCCATGACATTTCGGCTGGTACTGGAGCAGCAGCCGTAATTGATGGTCATTCATTTATCGATGCATCTTATAAACTGGGTGATGCTGTTGATAAATTAACAGCGATTTCAATGCACTCATTCACAATGGCAGCACTAGCCAAGCAAGGTTTAATTGAAACTGTGCGTGATGCTGATGGTGTGGTGCTTTACAAAACTTTTATGGATCGCCGTGTGATTGTAGATGACGGCATGCCAGTTGAAGGCGACGTATTTACTTCTTACTTGTTTGGTTATGGCGCGATTGGTTTCCAAGATATTGGGGCACCGGTTGGTGTAGAAACAGACCGTGATAGCCTTGCTGGTACTGACATTCTTATTAACCGCCGTCACTTTGTACTACATCCTCGTGGCATTAAATGGGCAGGTGATACAGGTATTGCACCTAATAATGCCGGTCTTGCTACAGCTGCAAACTGGGAACGTGTTTACGATCCTAAACAGATCCGTATTGTGGCATTCAAGCACAAGATCAAATAACAAAAAGGCGGGTAACACCGCCTTATCTTTTTGGAGATCCACATATGGGACTTTCATCATTTAACCGTGCACGGGAAAGACAACAAATGACAGAAACAAAAATTGCTGAACTCGAAGAACAACTGGCAACAGTAAAGGGCGAATTTATTGCCTTTCAAAATGATACCGAAGCAATGAAAGCACGTATTGCTGAACTTGAATCAGGTGAAGGTGGTCAAACACCTGAAGATGACCAAAAACCAAGTGATACTCAACCACAACCTATTAACTATGCTGGTCTAAAAGTAGATGAGCTTCGAGCTCTACTAACTGAAAAAGGCATTGCATTTGAAGCAGGTGCTAAAAAAGATGAACTTTTAGCATTAATTCCAAAGGAATAATTCATGAGCTTTATCACTGAACAAGAAGCGATAGAACATGTTGCAGGCTTTGATGCTTTATCTGCTAGTGATAAGGCTCAATACCTTCAGATGTCAGAAGCTTATCTATTAGCACGTAACGTTAAGCCTTATGAAGACGTTACCCAAGTTCCTGAACCTCTAAAAACTGCCTCATATCAAATAATCAAGGGCATTATGAAAGGTGATCTATATCAAGGGCAGGAACAGGCACTAAAACGTAAGAAAGTCAAAGCTGATACGGTTGAAACTGAAAAAGAATATCAGGACGGATCAGTAAAGCTTAGTGCGATTGAGCAATTCATTCTTGATTTGATTAAGCCTTACAGCAAACGAAAAGCTGTATTTTTTGTCAGGAAAATCTAATGAGTTTACGTGACGAAATTCAGGCAGATATTGCCGAAGCATTTAATGATGATTTAGCAGACGCCGTTCATACCTTTACATGTGAGCGGATCTCAAAAACTAATTGGGATCCTAAAACTGAAACTTCTATTGAGGTTAAAGAAAACTATTCTGGTCGTGGCGTTCTGTTTGGCTCTTACAGTCAATATGAGATTCAGACGCTTGGAGTGCTGGCTACTGATAAAAAAGCAACTGTGCTGCAAAATGAAGTGTCCATGACACCTAAAATTGATGATGAATGGCTAACAGCTTTAGGCTCATTTCGAGTTATCCATATTCAACAAGATCCAGCCAGTACAATCTGGAAATGTCAGTTGAGGAAGGTATAAATACTTGGTCTAATATCCTTCTAAAGTAGGGGGATGTATGGCTATTAGAAAATTAGAAGATAAAATTAAGCGAGTTTTTTATTTTATTGGCGGTGGAATAGTAGTTTACTTGTTGATCAGTTTTACTATTTTAAGTTCATTTCCATGGTACCCATATCAACTAAATAAAAAACTAGCTTACGAAGTTTTAAAAGATGCATTCACAATAGGCGCAGCATTTCTTGCTCCAATTGCTGCCTTCGTTTTATTTACTGATTGGAGAGTTGAACACAGGATAAAAAGTACTCTTCAGCTTTTGGAAGATCTGAAGAATTTATCATACGATATTAAAAATGGATTGGGTTTTTACAATGCCAAAATTATTACGGAAAAAGAAATTTCAATTAAAGAATTTAGAAATAGAGAAGATCGTCAAACGATACAATGGCTACTTACAAAATTGAAAAGAATGAATGGTCAATTTTTAACAGATAATGTAGAAGTAAAGTGTTTTCAAGATTTAGTGTCTACATTTGAAAGTTTAGCAGATAAGGCATTGAATGATTTACATTTTACTGAATATTTTTCTTTCAGAATTGCAGGAGATAAATATTTAATAAATCATAATTCCAATTATAAAACATATTTAGAGTTTAGAGAAAAGTTTGACAGCAAATTTAAAGAGTTAGAAGAGCTATCCACTAAAATCGATTCACAGGTTGTTATTGTAAAAAATTCCGTTTTACAAACTTAAATTGCTTTGATAATTGAGGTGAAATGAAAAAATCAAGCGATCATTATTTAGTCAATTGCACAAGACCTATTCAATATCTAAGAACAAGCGAGGTGAATGATGGGATGGAAGGGGAAAAAGCCGACTAGTTTTAGTCTTGAGGTATCTAAAGCAGCAGAAGACCATGTGAAGCATATTGTCATGGATGCTGTGCAATCCTTGGTTAATCTAAGTCCTGTTGATACTGGGGCTTATCGTGCTTCACATATGGTTTCGGTTGGATCTGGTGACTATGGCATACGTGGACCTGAAACTAACCCAATTCAAGATGCTGCTATTCAAGCTGTAAAGATTAAATTGGGCAATTTGGTCTACATACAGAACAACCAACCTTATGCTGAGCGCTTGGAAAACGGTTGGTCTGATCAAGCGCCACAAGGTATTTATGGCCTCACGTATAACTTTATTTCTCAAAAGTACGGTGGCTAATATGGCAATGAATTTAGAGCAGACAAGGCAAGCTATTATCGATCGTATGCAAAGCTTTACTGGTATTTCCCAGGAACGGATTCAGTATCCAAATGCACCAGGCTTTACTGTACCAACAAAAGGTGTATGGTGCCGCTTAACGATTGCAGGCGGTCCGAGTTTTACTTCAGGTATTGCAGATAAGCCATGTACTCGCCGTACCGGTAATATCATGGTTCAATGTTTTGATCGATTGCATACCGGAGAAAAAGCACTAACAGTTCTTAGTGATGATTTGCTGGCACATTTTGAGCATTTTTCATTTGAGGATTTAGAGTGTTTGAATGGCGAATCAATTTATGCAGGTAAAGATGCTGACTTCATTCAATACAATGTATCAATAAGTTTTTTAGTTAACTAAAGCACATAACAAACCAATCTTTCACTACCACCTCATCGGTGGTTTTTTTATGTCTATAGGAATCACTTATGAGCAATTTCGTTTTTAAGCGTGGTGACACTTTCAATTTAAACCTTCAGTTAGTCGATATGGATGAAGCCCTGCAATATCCACCTGATGATGTTCGCCGTGCAATTGATCTCACTGGTTATACATTCACTTCACAAGTTAAAGCTTTGGCTGATGGTGCAGCTGTGGCCACGTTAACTTGTACTGCATTAAGTCAAAGTACACAGAAGGGATGGCTGAATATTAAATCAGGTACAAGCACAGCAGCATGGCCACTTGGTTTATGTCAGATGGATATTAAAGCTGTGGTGAGTGGCACTACACAGCACACTGAAACTTTGACTTTCCAAGTGATTGACGGGGTAACAGCATAATGGCAAATCTTGTATTTAAATTTAATTGGGACCATCGACCGTTCCAGTTGAACTCAGCTCAGGGCAAGCGGCAATTTATGCTGCCATTCGCTTCCGGCATTCCCAATTTAAGCCCTAACTTTTCACAAGTTCAAGGAACTGCAGCAATCTCTCAAGGTGGTACAGGGGCAATCACTGCAGCAGAAGCTCGATCAAATCTAGGAGCTGCTGAAAAAGGGGTGAATACTGACATTACTGAAATGAAAGGTTTAACTACTCCACTTTCAATAGCACAAGGGGGAACGGGTGCAAACTCCGCAATTAGTGCGAAAGTTGCATTAGGTCTGGGTGATGCTGGTGCATTGGGATATTCAGCAAATGCGGTTGCTTCGCTTTTTAATAAGACACTTGTTCCCGATTGGGTGTCTGTTTTAGGGCTTAATAGATTTGCCAACATTTCACATGGTGACTGGCAAGGCGGGAGTACAGCAAACTCTCTCTATATGCCTATGCGTTATGGGACATTGATGGGCTATCACGCCAATGATTCAATCGGTACTTATTCATGGCAATTCTTCAAAGGTGTGCAAGGGCACCAAATGTCATATCGATATGGTGCTGGATCTGATGCATGGTCAGCATGGGGGCATTTAAAGACCAGCTTCAATACATCAGTTGATGCAAACGGATTCTTAAAATCAGCCTCACCAGTAGTTAAGTTGTTTAACGACCATATCGAACTCAATAGTGATGCAGAAAAACAGCCGATTGAATTTAAGAAAGTTGATGTAGGCGATTATTTACTTAAAGGCTCTTTAGGCTTTGCCCAAGAAGGTTGGTACATCGAAGTACCCAAAGACGCAAATGGAAACACGATCGTAGCTGTGGTGTATGACACATTGGAAAACGGTGATCTATCTATTAAGACTTATAAACGTAAGTTTGATTTTGAACTTGCTGCAGTTGTTGCAGACTTGGAATTACCTATAGATATTCCAGAAGGTCGCTGGATTGATATTCGCTTGCATGAAGAACCTGAACCAGAGCCTGAGCCACCTACAACTGAAACACCTTTTGATTTCCAGCCTACAAACTTATCCGAGGCTGTGGCTGCTGCAATGGCTGGGGTGGAACCGCCGGAAGTCTCAGATACCGATGAAACACTTTAACAACTCGCTATTTTAGCGGGTTTTTTTACGCCCATTTTTTATAACTGCCCGCTGATAAAGCGGGTTTTTTATGCCTAAATTTTGGAGAACTATAAATGAGTTCAGGCGCAAAAATTCGATTATATGCTTGTGAAGAAGCAGTATTAGGGACGACTCCAGCAAACCCAATTTGGTACACGGTTCGCCGTGTAAGTGATGGCTTATCAGAAAATGTCTCTACGGAAGAAAGCAGTGAAGTAGTTGACTCACGCTATCGTCAAGGCGGTGTAGTTACTGAAGCGGAAGTTGCTGGTCAGTTAGAGTTTGAATTGTCACTTGGTACCTTTGATTTATTCTTAAGTGCTTTAGCATTTAATAACTGGGCAACGAATAGCTTAACCATTGGCGGTAATGTACGTAAGTCTTTAACGCTGGTTAAAGTTTTTGAAGATATTGGGCAGGTGTTTATCTACCGTGGTGTGCAGGTAAATACCGGTGAAATTACCATTCAAACAACCGGGAAGATCACTGGTAACTTTGGTTTAGTAGGTAGCTCGTTTACTCGTCAGCAAACGAACCCTGTAGTGAATCCGGTTGCAGCTTCGACTCGTCCGCTTGTCAGTATGCCGAACGTGGAAAACTTGCTTGTAAACGGCCAGTCAATTCAAGGCAAAGCATGTCTACAGTCTTTGACCATTTCTATTAACAATAACCTTGAAGCAATCCGTTGTATCGGCTCAGGCAAGTACACACCAGAGTTCTACATTGAAAAGATGATGGATATCGAAGCAAATGCTTCATTCATGTTTTCTTCAACATCTGCTGGTTGGATTGATGCCATTAAAACCCGTGATGTATTTACACTGACCTTTGATATTAAAGACAGCAAAGGCAGTAAATACTCGTTCAATTTCCCTCAATTGGAAGTCATGGAAGCCAACCACCCGGATGGCGGTGGTGACGACATCATTACAGTAGACATCAACTTTGCCCAAGTTCGTACAGCGCCAACGATTGTACGTGCTCTTGTGTAATCAGCTTATTCAGTAACAAAGCCTATGGGAATCCCATGGGCTTTTTTATTTCTAAAATTTCAGAGGTTGCTATGGCTTTAAAAGTCGGAATTATTAAAAGCTCAGATGTTGCTCAGTGGTGCACTTTTGTAACTGAAGGTGGACAGGCAGAGTTTAAAATCCGGGGAATTGGTTATAAGCCCTTTCAAGTTGCACTAGAGAAGGCAGGAAACCAAATCACATCCAAAGGCTATGATGTGATGGTAAAAGATGAAAACGCTAAGCTATATCATGAACTATTATTAGATGCATGTGCTGCTCATCTGATCGAAGATTGGAAGGGGATAGTTTTTTCAGAAGTTGTAGATGGTCAGCCAGTTGAATCGGAAAAACCATATACCCCTGAGAATGCCTCAAAACTTCTCAATCAAGGTGACATTGGTATTTCAATCTGGTTATTCATTAAAGAGCAGGCCCAGAAGATTCAGGAAGAAGCCGACAAGGACAAGGCTTTAATTCTGGGAAAGTCATCGAGCTCTACAAATACCAAAAAGCGTATGCGTCGAAAACGCCGCACGAAATCGAACAAATCAAATTCTTAGGTGGCCACATTCCGGATCCGCCAGAATATTCTTATGCGGCAGAGTCAATACTTTCGGCATTTAGCACTATATGTCGATCCAGACGTTATGAGCAAAGCATACCGTTATCTTTAGATCAGCAGGCAATAAATGTCTATGCTGAGCATAATGAATTGCCTGTGGCTGCTCATATCTTTAATGATTGTATTTTTGCTTTGGATAATTTGTTTTTGGAGGAGTGCCATAAGAAGATATCAACCAAAAGCAAAGGTAAGTGACCAAATTGGGTATTGCCGGGCTGAAAAGCCCAATTTGGTCAAAACGTCAAACAATTAAGCAGTTGTTATTAAACGCGACTCAAAATAACGCAGTCGATGTTACAAAATACTTGATCTGGATTGACAGAAAATTACCTTTAAGGTATTGCGCGTGATTATCAAATAATGAATAATCACCTTACCGTCAATATTTGACGGTTCAGCATTCTTTTACTCTTTTGAGAACCTTGGTGTTTGCTTGTATGTGTTTAACATTAACTGAAGCTAAACAAAAACTTAGAGCATTTGCTAGAGATACTAGCAAAATCAAGTTAACTGCACATGCAAAAGAAAGAATGAAAGAACGCTGTATCTCTATGAAGCAAATTATTTGCTGTTTTGAGCATGGAGATATTACTGAGGGGCCGTACCCAAATACTCGTGGTAATTGCCAGCTAAATGTTTCTGTTCGCACTGCAGGCGAATACATAACAACAGCTGTTGCAATCAAGCAGAGCGAGAACGGTGAATTCTCAGTAGTAGTCACTACATTTAGAGAGTAGGCTAAATTATGTATCACTATGAAGAATGCGGTCTGAGCAATATTTGGCTGCGCAATGGATTTACAATTGAAAATGATGAAGACTATGGTGAACTCGTATCTATTGAATCTGTTCATGAGCTTCATAATGCCATTGGGTTGTTCTTAATTACGCAAAAGCCTGACTTGAATGGTGAGGAAATTCGTTTTTTACGTAAAGAACTAAACTTGTCACAGAAGAATCTTGCTGGGCTTTTAGGAGTCAGTGAGACTAGTATTAGACATTGGGAAGCTGATCGCGGTTTAATTGGTAAACCTACTGAGCTATTACTTCGTGCATTATATAAAGAGCATGTTCAAGGTGATGGCAAACTAAGAAGTATGATTGAGTCATTAAATCATCAGGAACGAACTTTAGTACCAAGTGAAATTAGTTTTTCATATGGAAATAACCATTCATGGCATCAAACCAATTGTGAAATAGCTTAGTTAGTTTTATTTGATAGAAACCACCTTCGGGTGGTTTTCCTTTATGTGACATTTAGTAACCAGTTTGTTAAAGTTAGTACACTTTATAACAAACGGTAAAAACCATGAAACAAGTCATTTTAAGTCTTTTATTAGTTTTAAGCTCATTAAGTGTTGCGGAAGCAGGTAGAGGGAGACAACCGTGCTCTGGTAAGAAAGGTGGGGTAAGTCATTGCGATGGTAGTAAGTTTGTTTGTAATGATGGTTCCATCAGTGCTTCTAAAAAGATCTGCTCTAGATAGGTGATGTGATGGGATTAAATTTTAGAAAAAGTATAAAAATTGCTCCTGGAATCCGTGTCAATATTAGTAAAAAAGGGCTATCAAGTGTTTCTGTGGGTGGGAAAGGTGCACGAGTAAATGTAAGTAAGAAGGGTACTCGCACAACAGTAGGTATTCCAGGTACTGGTTTATCTTATTCTAAGTTCTCTAGTCATACTAAGAAAACGACACGTAGAAGAGAACCTGATTTTAATAATCCAGATAATGTATGGGGTTACCCTAAATCTGAATGGATAATCAGTGGAGTTATTTTATTTATAGCTTTAATAATTTTTATTTGGATTATTAGCTAATTTTAAGGTGTTGATATTGGGTGCATTTTATATGAAAAAGATTATTTTATTAAGTTTGGTTTTTGGTTTGGTAGGGTGTACTACTCCTCAAGTTGGTAATTATATTCCTAAAACTGCAAACATTAGTAAGCCGCCAATAGGTTCTATAAATACGGCCTACGTAGGGGATTCTTTAGTTTCACAAGGAAAGATCATTGAACAAGACGTAATGGTGATACAGTCTGATTATGATCTAAATATGCAATATAAAGTATTCGCTGGTAAATATGCTCAAATTGGCTATGACAAAGAAAATAAATTTTATTCTTTGCGCGAACTTAAGAAGAATACTGAAGGAGCTAGAGCAAAACTATTATCGGATCCACCAAGTGTCTTAATGATCAATAAAAAAGGATGGTTATGTATGGTAACAATCTACAATACTAAGTCATGTGGTGATGCGACAGGTATAAGTTTCAAAACTGAAGGATCAATTAACGAAGATTCGTTCCAACAAACTTTAATTTACAGTGGAAAAGTTGGAAATAAAATAAATATTGGTTATCGTGAATTCTCAAGCAATATTGCTCGACCAGCATTTAATAATGATGTTGAGTATGATTTAAGCCAATCAAAAGAAATTGGCTATAAAGGTGCTCTTTTGGAAATTATTGAGGCAACAAACCAAGATATTAAATACAAAGTGATTAGGAACTTTAATAAGGTAGATTAAGATGAGTGCACCACAATATAAACCAATAGAGAGAAAGTGAAGTTTGTAATACTATCGGGTGGGTGTTAATAGCTCTCGGCTTTATCGCAGGTTTTTTATTTATTCTTGCATTTGGTCGAATTGAAGTAGCTTCTTACTATGGTAAAGAAACGGTTTGGTCTGGAGTTATGATAGCAACAGGAATCGGAATTATATTTAATGGATTCCTTGCAGACTACTTATTTCAAAAAGTAGCTAGTATTCTTCGTTACCATGAGAATAAATAATATCTTGTATAAAAAGCACCCTAGGGTGCTTTTTAAAATTGGTTTAACTACCCTGCTTGGTAATTATATTTAACTTAAAAAGAACTACCCACTCATTGAGTGGGTTTTTTATTGCCTAGAGGAAAGTAAAATGGCACAAGAATCCCGTTTGGTCATTGTTATTGATTCGCAAAATGCTGAACGTAATGCGCGTAATCTAGGCAATGAACTTGTTAGCATTGAACGTAAAGGTGAGTTTGCATCTAAGTCTATGGACAGCTTATCTGTAGCTACTAGAGCTTTAGCAGGACACATGGCTGGCCTAGTAACGGTGGGTGCAGCTATATCTAAAATGGACACTTATACGGGCCTTCAGAACCGTCTAAAGCTCGTTACTAATAATCAGGCTGAATTGAATAAAGCGACTGAAGATACATTCCAGATCGCACAAAAAACCTATTCAGCATGGGATTCTGTTCTTCAGGTCTACCAGCGTTTTAGTGATAATGCCAAAACTTTAAACCTCACAATGGATGATACGGCCCGGCTAACTGAAACGGTCTCAAAAGCCGTAGCAATTAGTGGTGCAAGTGCAGAAGCTGCTGATGCAGCTTTAGTTCAGTTTGGGCAGGCTTTGGCAAGCGGTACATTACGTGGTGAAGAACTCAACTCAGTTATGGAACAAACACCAGCTCTAGCAAAGGCTATTGCTAAAGGTATGGGGATCACCGTAGGAGAGTTGCGTTCAGTTGCGGCTGAAGGAAAAATTACTTCACAAGAAATTGTAAAAGCGCTTAGAAATGTAGAATCTGATGTTGATGCTCTTTTTGCTAAAACAGATATCACAATCGGGCAGTCTCTCACACTCCTAAACAACGAGATCACAAAATTTGTTGGCGAAGCAGGTAAGGGAAGTGGTGCGGCACAGGTATTAGCTGGATCAGTTCAAACTCTTGCAAGTAATTTAGATTTAATTGCTGATGGGGCTTTAGTAGTTGGTATTGGATATATCACTCGTGCAATTTTGATGAAGAGCGCTGCTATTAAAGAGGGAATGGCTTCAACTTTAGCGAGCCGCCAAGCATCTGTATTAAATGCTCAAGCAGAATATGCAGAAGCTACCGCTGCTTTGAATGCAGCAAAAGCTCATCTCGCGAATGTGCGAGCAACAAATGCAGAAACCCAAGCTAAATTTGGAGCAACTGCGGCAGCAACTCGATACGCACAAGCACAGGCAGCAGTAACTGCTGCTACAAATGCACAAACAGCAGCTCAAATTAAGCTAAATACTGCAACTTCAATTGCAGGGAGACTAGCTAAAGGGGCGTTTGGATTAATTGGTGGGTGGACTGGAGTTGCAACATTAGGAGTAATGGGATTAGCGGCAGCCTATTCTTATTTTAATAATAAGGCAGAGGAGGCAAAACAAAAGCTTGCTGAACAAGCTAAAGTTGCTGAGAAAGCTGATGAGGAGTTAAAAAAATTAACTGGCAATGATAAGGCTAAAGCAGTTAATGATTTAACTATTGCTTTTAATGCACAAAATAAAGCATTAGAGAAATCATCGCGTGCTGTAGGGTCTGCATTAATTGATATCGAGAACTATGCACGAGGAAATAGGGAGGTCGAAAAAATTTCCCAAGAAGCGAGAACTGGAACTATCAGCTATACAGAAGCCATTGAACGTCTAAATAAAATTAAGTTGCCTACAGATCTATATGAAAATCTGAAAAAACAGGCTGCGCAGTATGATGACAATGCATCTAAAGCAAGTTTATCAGCTGAGAAACTTAAATTATTAAGAGTTGAGGTGAAACTTGGAGGTAATGAAGCACAAAATGCGGCAATTCAGCATCAAAAACAAGCGGATGCTTTAGGAAATACTGCTACTGAAGCAGAAAAGGCAACTAAGGCTTTGCAAGATTATCAAGCCAAGCAAAAAGATAGCGTTATTGATTCAATCTATAAATCAGGTTGGCTTGATAAAGGTTACACTGTTGCTCAAGCTAATGCCATTTTAGAACTGCAAAAAGCTAAAGGAATGAGTGCAATTTTGTCTAAAGATGAAATTGATAGCGCACTTAGAAATCTCAAGATCATCGAAGAACAACAGGAGCGAGAAGATAAATTAACTGAAGCTAAAAGAAAGCAAACCAAAGAGGCTGCCAAACAAGCTGTTCTACTTGCGGGGAATAATGAGCAAGCAAGAAATATGCTTCGGGTTTACCAATCCTTCCGTAATGCAGGCTTAGGCGATAAACAAGCTCGTGTAATGACAGCTCAAGTTGGACGAGAGACTGATTTTAGAAATGAGGCAATGTTTGGTAGTCACAAAGATGCCAATAATGGTTATAACAACACAGGATTTTTATCATGGCAAAAAAGTCGCTCAACTAAATTAATGCAGTCTTTACAAGGGCAAGGAGTCTTGGATAAAAACGGTAAAATCCAGCAAACTCAAGATGCATTGGATGCAATGGCTAAACATGCTGTGCAAGAGGCGATGACCGATAAAAGTTATAGTAAATCTAAAGCAGCTCTTCTTAATGAAGATTTAGACTATCGAAGTTTAGAGAGAATCGTTGCCAAAAATTTTGTTGGCTGGGACTATGACGGGAAAAAGCTTGGCAAAGCTAAAGCTTCACAGCATTTAGCCAAACAAGACTCTTACTATAATCAGCTTAGTAAAATTTTAGGGGATAACCCCGAAGCAGCCTCAAAAGCAATCGGCGATCTTTCAAAGTTTGAAGATGAAGCATATAAGGCACGTGCTAAAACTCTTGAGGAAGTTAAGCAGCTACAGGCAACATATGACTCAGAAACAGTTGCTAGAAGCAAAAAACGTGAGGAGGAAATCAACAAAGCAACCATTTTAGGTCAATCAAATTTAATCCCAAAAATTAATGAGCGTTATGATGCTGAAGATAAGTTATCTCAGAAGCAATTTGATTTTGAAGTAAATGGTTATAAGTGGACTGAAGAACAAAAGCTTGATTACACATATGAAACTAATTCTTTGCGATTAGTTGCTGAAGGCAAACTCTCTGAAGATCAAAGAAAGGTTGCTTTAGATGGCCTGAAATTGCAAAAACAGCAAGAGTTAGGGTTATTAAAACTAGCTCAGGAACAGCGGTTGTTTCAAGCCCGTTTGTCTCTGCTTTCGGAAACTCAAGCCATGCAGGAGAGGTACAGACTGGAAAGAGAGGAAATTCTTAAGAATACCAAGCTTTCCATTGCAGAGCGGCAAAAGCTAATCGCTTTATCTAAAGCCACTCAGGAGAAAGAGACTCGCGATAAGGTGAATAATGCTGTTCAAAACTGGGGTGGTATTCAGGCTGATATGAATGGTACCAGCGAGTTCTTCAGACAGGATCAGGAACGTTTTAACCGTTTGAATGCTGCAAATGATTTAGCAGATAGTCAATTTGCTGCTACTGATCTGAATGAACAAAACTCTTTAGATGGTCTTGATGCTCAACTGGAAGCAGGACTCATTAAGCAACAGGATTACGAAAATCAGAAAACAGCTATTATTCAAACTGCTCAAGATCAACGTAATCAGATTGCTGCTGAATATGCAAAGAATGCTCAGGATATTGAAGATAAGTATCAACAAGATCGCTTGAACACTCAAATTGCATTTGGTGGCCAAATGATGGGTTCACTCACATCGATGTTTGGTTCAATGTTTGGTGAGCAGTCTAAAGCATACAAAATAATGTTCGCTGCAGATAAAGCTTATGCGATTGCAGCTGCCGGTATTGCGATTCAGCAAAATATTGCAGCAGCTTCAAAAGCTGGTTTTCCTCTTAACATTCCATTAATTGCTGGAGCTGTTGCACAGGGTGCTAGCATTATTGCAAACATCCGTGCAATCAAAGATCAAGGCTTTGCTGACGGTGGTTACACTGGATCTGGTGGAAAATATGAACCTGCAGGTATTGTCCATAAAGGAGAGGTGGTCTGGTCCCAAGACGATATTCGCCGTTGGGGTGGCGTTGGGTTAGTTGAAAATATGCGTAAGAGTGCAAACCCTGAAGCATTTATCAATAATCATGCTATTAACAACACTTCAGCAGAAAATGTCTTTAATCGTTCATTCCTAAGCTCTAAAGCTTTTAATGATAATCAAAATATCTCGAATATCTTTAATCAGCCTACTCGAGAGAATCAGATTATCGTTAATGCTTTCAAGTCAAGTAAAGACGCGGCGTCAAGATCGGGAGATGTTCAAAGCATTACTAACCAGTATGCTGGGAACAACACTTCAATAGAGAATGTTTTTAACCGTTCTTTCTTGAGTTCAAAAGCATTTAATGACAACAAGTCGATTTCAAATATATCTAACCTTTCTAACTCAAAAGTTCTAAATAGTAATGTTTCAAACAGTACTGTGCAGAATGCTGAGAAAGAATTACTTAAAGAAGTTTCGATCTTCAAAGACAATGGTTTTGCTGATGGAGGCTATACAGGCTGAACCGTACCGGGTTTGTCGGAGAGTCAATATTCTGAGAGACTATCCCGATGACAAAACCAAACTATACCCCCGAAATTAGAGAAAGAGCGGTTCAATTACTAATTGAATCTGAAAAAGATTATCCTTCTACTTGGGCAGCAATCACAGCTATTGCTCCTAAAATCGGTTGTACTCCTGAAACATTGCGTGTTTGGTATTTAAAGCATCTGGATCAACTAAATCCTGCCAAAGTACAACAGATATCTGACCAAGAAAAAATGAAGCAAATGGAACGTGAAATTAAAGAATTAAAACGTGCCAATGAAATTCTACGTAAAGCAGCCGCTTTTTTCGCCCAGGCGGAGCTCGACCGCCCACACAAATAATGGTGGATTTTATCCATAACAATAAAGATCGATATGGTGTTGAAGCGATTTGTAGAATTTTACCGATTGCACCTTCAACCTATTACCGAACTTTAGATCTCACTGACAATCCAGAACATCGAGCGAAACGAGATCTACATGATGAGTATCATGCTGAACAAATTAAACGAATTTGGAAAGAAAGTTCAGGTCGATATGGTGTACGTAAAGTTTGGCAAAAATTGAAACGTGAGGGTTATGTTATTGCACGTTGTACAGTTGCTCGATTGATGCAAAAGCTAGGTATACAAGGTGTTTGGCGTGGTAAGAATAAACAAACCACCCGTAACCGAGATGACCAAAAACGGGCAGATGATTTAGTGAAACGTAATTTTAATGCTGATCATCCAAACCAACTATGGGTGGGTGACTTTACGTATATTCAAACTCATTCAGGCTGGGTATATACCGCATTTGTTATTGATGTGTTCTCACGAGCAATTGTTGGATGGAAAGTATCTACACGGATGAATACAGATATGGTGCTTGATGCATTAGAGCAAGCATTGCATGATCGAGGCATGCCAAAGAATGTGATTCATCATTCCGACAGAGGTGTGCAATATCTTTCCATTCGCTATACCAATCGTTTAGAAGCAGCAAATTTACGAGCATCAGTCGGTACAACGGGTGATTCATACGATAATGCTCTGGCTGAAACGGTGAATGGCTTATACAAAACAGAGGTGATTGAATATTTAAAAGCAGATTGGCAAGGTTTAGCAGATGTACAACTTGCGACACTAAACTGGGTAGATTGGTTCAATAAAAAGCGTGTACACAGTGCACTGGGTTATGTATCGCCTTTTGAGTTTGAAGCAATGTACTATGATAAGATTAACCCGTTAGGTCAGGTGGCTTAACTTAAATAAAAAAGTCTCCGACAAACCCGGTACGGTTCAGGCAAAGGTAAGAAATATGAGATTGCTGGTGCCGTGCATAAAGGTGAAATTGTTTGGTCCCAAGATGATATTAAAAAATGGGGTGGTGTTGATAAAGTTGAAAAGATGAGAAGGGCTACAAGTCCAGAATCATTTGTTTCTAACTATGCTCAAAACCATACCACTTTTGAGAGTATCTTGAATCGGGCCCACCAGAGCTCAAGGATTTTTAACCAGAGCAAAGAAATCTCGAACATCTTTAATCAATCTGTTCAAGATGATCAGATTATTTATAAGGGCAATGGCAACGTGCCTACTTCAGCAACTTCTGATCTATACCACGATGGCAAGGTCTACTTCTCATCCAATGGTTTAGTTCAGGATCGATCAAATCTTGAGGATGTTCAAGACTTCACGATAAGTCAAGCTTCTCGACCTCAAGCTGAGATTATGCCTTCAATTGAACCTTCTACACCGACAATCAATTTCAAAATTGAAGTGATTAATCAGGTGAGTGGAGCGACAGTTGAAGCTGAACAACTGGATGAGCAAACAGTCCGGATCATTGTTACAGATGAACTGGATAAGCAGCTTCCAAGAACGGTACCGAAGCTTGTAAGTGATCAAATCGCAAATCCAAACTCAACCATTAGTCGGTCTTTGACTGAGAATACGACAGCAAGACGGAATCGTACTTAATAATTTGAACCCTTTTCGGAGGGTTCATTTTCATAATATTTAAATTTCAAGGTGATAGAGTCTATTTGCATTTAAATTGATGGTTATGACATGAAAAAAATAATTGTAATTTCGACAATACTTTTAAGCCTTTCGGGCTGTGCCATTCCTGCAGTAAATAATCTCGTAAGATCCACAAATATGTATCAGGATGATGTTTCGGGAAATACTGCAAATTTAAGGGTTTATAGAAGTAATATTCCCATGGTGCAGTTTTATATTACTTATCAAAATAATGAGGGTGAAAAAATTTCAAAAAACCTAATCACAAAGCAGATTTCAAATAATTTAACAAAGTATGGCTCATTGCATGAGCCCAAAAGATTAAACATGCCTAAACCCACAATCAGTTTAAATAACGGTGAAGAGTTTTTTGAGTTTAAAGTACCCGCAAATAAGAAGTTAACTTTCAGACTTACTTCTGTTATTGGATCAACTACTATGTATAGTTGTGATGTAAAAATGGACTATCAGTTGGAAAGAAATGCCAATTATGAATTGATCCGATTTAAACAAATCAAAGATATTGTGAATCCACCTTTTTTGATTGAACCATCTCAAGATGGATCCTACTGCAAGTTTGTAGTGAAAGAGATTTTTGAAGATGGTAAAGAAACTATTATTAAATCGATTTCTTAATGTTAAATCGTTTTTGTAATTAATTTAAATATCTAAACCCTATTTCATCAAACCACCTTTCGGGGTGGTTTTTTATTACCTGAAGGAAAGTTATGTACAAGTTAAAGCTAAATCCTCAGACCAGCGGCTATGGCGTAACACCGGGTGATGATGTGAAACGTCAGCAGATGGATGGCGGTCGTGGTCGCTATTACATCGATGTAAAACGTAACAGCCACATTGTTGATGTGAACTGGAATTTAAGTAAAACCGATTTCAATAAAATGATGGCTTTCTGGCGGATCTACCAGAATAAGCCAGCCTCATTCTATGCGGATCTGGTGATTGATCAGGGAACACGTCAGCAATACCTGTGTAACTTCATTCCGAACTCGTTCAAGACCAATGAAGTGAATGGCAACCTTTACCGGGTAAATGCACAGCTCGAAGTTGTTCAAAACCCGCCTAACCTTACGGCCGATATAGCTTTGATTAAGGATTGGGAGGTCTAATGGATAACGAATATGCCAAGTTCTTTTTCAATCGGAAAGTTGATGTCTATCAACTGGAATGTATTGAACTATTACACCCTTCTTTTATGAATACTTACCGTGTGGTCCGTAATGATGACCGTGGGGTGTATGTTCAGCACAATGAAGGCGCGGGGCAAGTATTTTACGAATACCTTCCTATGACAATTCAAAGATCCGGAATGCTCGGTGATCTGGACCAGACTTTGACCGTTTCAATTTCTGGACTTGGTGACATTTTGCCTGATGAGTTTGAGCGTGTAATGGAAGGGCAGTTTACTGATGTGAAACCTACTGTGAACTACCGGATTTACAGCTCAGATAATCTAAATACACCGATTCATTACCTGCTTGGGTTGCGACTTGCTGGTGTCTCAATGAATCACAAGGCTGTGACATTCAAAGCTGAATCGCCGCGATTAAATACCACTAAAACTGGAGATATTTTTGCATTGGATCGCTTTAGTGGATTGAAGGGGGCTATATGAAAAGTCATGATCATTTGCTTGATAAGCAATACGATGATGAACACTACAACTGTGTTCATTTCGCTCATGAAGCTGCATTGGATCTATATGGAATTGATCGATCTGAAGCACTTGAACTCTTTATGCAGCCTAAGGGCAAAATTACTTTCCTGCCATCACGGTTAAAACTTTTAAATCCGCTGCCCATGCCCAAGGAAGGTTGCATAGTCGCCTTCCATCCGAGACAAAGAAATAAGCCCCCACATGTGGGGCTTTTTCGTTTGGGCCATGTTCTGCATTTGATGGAAGGCGGAGTTACTTATTTAGCGGAAGACGTCATTAAAGCGATGGGGTTTAGTCGGGTCAGTTACTATGATTAAGATTATTTATAAAAAAGATGCTTTGTCTGAAGAAAAGACGATTGAGCAGGCTCAAACCATCGGACAATGGCTTACTTCAAAATATGATTATATGCCTGAACATGTCCGTATTTTCCATACAACAAGTAATATGGATCATGCCGAAATTTCATTTGCGAATGAAGTCACGCCGAAAAATGCATATGAGTTAAAGCAGCTTGATTTCTTACCAGGTACTTTTATCGTAATTGAGAATCCTAAAGGTATTGAGCTTGGTGCAGCTGCATGGGCTGCTATTATCTCATTGGTTGTGGGGGTGGCAGTTGCATTATTAATGCCAGTACCTTCAATTACACAAACAAACCAAAATAACAACCAGTCTTCATCTGCAAATAACGAATTATCCAATCGTGAAAATAAAACTCGTGTAAATGGCCGGATTGCTGATAACTATGGAGCCGGGTGGAACACACCCGACCTAATCGCAGTGCCTTACAAAGTTTATGAAAATAACGTTGAAGTTGAACACGTTGTCGGTTGTATTGGTCGTGGTCACTATAAAATTAACGGTGCATATGACGGTGAAACCAATATTGTCGATATTGCCGGTGCATCGGTAGAAGTCTATCGACCAGGCGTTGATATTGTCTCGGGTGAGCCATATTTCTCGCTTGGTACCGAAATTACCACGCCGCCACTAACGGTTCAGCATCAAACTTCTGTTAATGGCCAAGTTCTCCGTCCAGCTGATACACAAAGCTTGGAAGGTACCAACTATCTTCTTTTTGCATATCCTAATGAGATCCTGCGGGCATCTGCAAACAATACGGATTTAACCACTAAGTTTGTAAGTAATGACCGTGTAGAAATCACCAATGCCTCATTCACGTTTAATGGCCAGACTTATGATTTAAACGGTACATATGGCGTTCTATCGGTAGCTGATGACCGTATGGCATTGTCTAATCCGGCTGCGGTAAACCCCAACTGGCTAAAGCTAAAGGAATTATCAAATCAGCAAACTGGTGCTTTATCTCCAAAGCTTTCATCTATTGGCGAGAAGTGGATTGGTCCATTCATTCTGGACAATGTCGAACGAAGTCGGGTGCTATGTAACTTCGTGGCCACAAATGGACTTTACACAGTTTCTTCAGGTGGAAATCAGGGAGCTGTAAACGTCACGATTGAAGTTGAAGTAACGCCGGTTAATGAATCTGGTGCAGCCATTGGCAATCCAATGCTGAAGCAGATAATCCTAAAGGGGTCAGCAAAGTCACGTCAGACAGTTGGTGCAACGCTGGATATGGTGACATTTCAGGGTCGCTGTAGTGTCCGTGCACGCCGTTTAACACCAACACCAGCGGTTACAACGGTAGTAGATGAAGTAAAGTGGCAGGCGCTTTACGGTGCTTATCCTTTGCAAAGCACAGTGTATGAACATGAAACGGTTTTTCGTGCACGTACTTATGCAACGACCGGAGCTTTATCTGTTAAGTCCCGTAAGATCAATTTCGATCTTCAGCGAATGTTGCCGACTTATAAAAATGGGGCAATGACGACAGAGCTATTTCCAACATCGAGCTTTGCTGATGCACTGGTTTCAATGGCACTGGATGACAAGATTGGTCGCCGTACGATTGATGAGATTGATCTGGAAAACATCTATCGGACTTATAACGATGTAGTTGATTATTTTGGTACACCACTAGCGGCTGAGTTCTGCACCACAATTGATGATACAAACCTGTCTTTTGAAGAGCTGGTCACCAATCTTTGTGATACAGTGTTTTGTACCGCTTATCGACAAAACAACAAGCTCAAGCTTTATTTTGAACGGCCAACTGATAACTCGGTAATGCTGTTTAACTTCAGGAATATCATTCCAGATAGTTACAAGCATGATCTGACCTTTGGTGTGATGGATGACTACGATGGACTGATCTATGAATACACGGATCCGACCGACGATAGTCGTATCAATATCTATTTGCCAGACAAAGGAGCAAAGAACCCGAAAGAAGTGAAATCCGTTGGGGTGCGAAACAAGTGGCAAGCTCATTTTAATGCGTACCGGATCTGGAACAAGCTTCGGTTTCAACGTAAATCCATCACCTTTGATGCGGCGCCTGAGTCTGAATTGCTTGTGCTACGTGACCGTATTGCCGTAGCAGATTATCGCAATGGTATTCATCAAAGTGGAGAGGTGGTACAGCAAGAGGGTTTAATCCTCACCTTAAGCCATGATGTAGATTTCATAGCTGGCAAGAGCTATGTGATTTATTTGCAAATGGGCGATGGTACCGTGGACCTGATTCCTGTTACCGCTGGATCTGCCAAGAACAAGGTGGTTTTAGGCCGTTTACCGAACGGGGCCTTAAAGCTTAGTCCTGATGATTTTGTGAATACTATCTATACGGTGGTTAATGACGATATCAAAGGCTCACTGCCTTATCTGGTTGCAAAAAGAGAACCGGCTGACCAGTTCTCTAATACCATTACTGCAATTAATTACGATGAACGTTATTACCTCAATGACAAGGACTTTATTGATGTGCCAGTAGATGATTCACCGATTTACATTCGATATGACCAGCTGGATATTAATCTGGCGCGTTTATATCAGATGCAAAGAGGTGATTTGCCAACTACAGGTGAGATTAGCTTTGTAGTTGAAGCTGGTGCGCTGGTTTCAAGTTCAAGTTCTTATCGACCTGAAACAAGGATGGTTTATAAGTTTAACTATAATAATAGTCCTGCAAAACGAGAGTATATCGTTCCTGCTGCAATTGAATTACCAGCGATAGATACAGGGGAGTTCCCACCTGATCTGGTGGTGAATCTAACGATTAAAGGCTCAGTTGTTGGACGTGGTGGAGATGGCGGGTTGCCACATCTAGCTTACGGAGATTGGGAAAAAGATTCTGACTTCAATTTTACCAAAACCCGCCGTGATGGGTTTCAGGGAGCACCCGGTTTGTTGAACCGGCACAGCAAACTAAACCTGATTATCGATGGAGGGACGTTAGCTCGAGGCGGCTCAGGTGGTGGAGCAACACCAAGTGGTATTTACACTGGATCATCTTATGGGGTTCAGGGAATTCCCGGTGGTGCTGGAGCACCATTTGGTCGGGTAATGACTGGACAGCCGATTTCAAATGACTCACAAGATTATCGCCTCTATCTGGAGAGTTATTTATTGGTTATGAAAATCACTGATGCTGAAGCTTCGGTGCCCGGTAAAGGTTACCGAACCCAAAATGACCGTTATGGATCTCCATTATCGGGTGATGGCGGTGGATGGGGCAAACGTGGTACCAAGTCTACCAATGGTGGAACATGGAATTGGCAATACCATGGAACGACGGAAGGCCAGCCGGGGCCGGGTGGACCTGCAATTGTTGGGGTGGCACCTCTAACAACTCAATTGATTAACGGAGGGAAAATCTTACAAACCCTTTAAACCTTAAAAGAACTATGAGCACCCAATTGGGGTGCTTTTTTATTGTCTAAAAATATCTGGAGAGATTTATGGAACCAGTTTCCACAAGCGGTTTAACAGCAATTTTAAAATTTTATGGTGCAGCAATTATGGTGACTTTAGCGGTCGCTTTAGTGGCAGCAGTTGTATTGATGACACGTATGCCTCGCTCACCACAAGAGTGGGCAGTTGGTTTGATCTGTACTGTTGTAACAAGCCTTGCTGGCGGCTCATTCATTATTGTGAAGTGGGGACTTCATGAATGGGTTACTGATGTATGGGGGATGATTGCTCTAGGTGGGTTCTTCTTTGTTTGTGGTTTACCCGGTTGGGCTTTAGTCCGTTGGATCTTTAATTTTATAGATAAACAGGAAGGTAAAACGATCGTTGAAGTAATCAAAGAGTTTAAGAAAGCCAGAAAAGACATTGAAAACAGCTAATGCCGCCTTCGGGAGGTTTTGTTTAGAAGTATCAAGTATAAGAGAGAAATTACCTGTTGACACTGCAAGCCGCTGACTACTACGAAAAACTATCGACAACCAATATTATGAAACGACCACCTTCGGGTGGTAATTCTTTTTTTACGGGTAGGAAAACGGGTATGAAGCGTGAGTCAACTAACAGAAACAATTTTTTAACAAAGTTAGCGGAAGCCCTTCCGCCTGATATTAAAAAACGGAAGGGGGTAAAGTTCGTCTATTAATTCTATAGGAAGTAAGAAATGTACTTTATTCCAAAAAAGCAAAAACCCCAGTGCGCCAACACTAGGGTTTTGGTTAACAGTTAAGGAGGGTTAACTATTAATGAATCAATCTGAGGAAAATGTTAGCACCAAACCCGGTATAAGTATAGAGGGTAAAATGAGTGAGAAAGACGCAGGTAGAGCTGCTGTAATCATGGCTTGGGGTAAAGCTATATCCCTAGTAATTGGTAGTGTTGCTGGAGCAATAACTGCTATTACGACTTTTTTTAAATATATATTTTAAAGCTATGAAACAAAACTTATGAAGCCGACTTATTTGAGATCGGCTTTTTATTGACTGTGCGCCTAAGGGCGCTTTTTTATTGTCTAAAGGAAACTTAAATGAACATCGAACAATACCTTGAAGAATTGATCAAACGTGAAGGCGGTTATGTAAATAACCCGGCAGATCGGGGCGGTGCAACCAAATACGGTATTACTGAAGCAGTTGCTCGAGCAAACGGATTTAAAGGAAACATGAAAGATTTGCCGCTTGATGTCGCCAAGTCTATTTATCGCAAAAACTATTGGACAGCTCCGCGTTTTGATCAGGTGAATACCGTTTCTTCAGCGGTAGCGGAGGAGTTATTAGACACAGGAGTAAATTGTGGTACTGGCTTTGCAAAACCTCTTTTACAGCGTGCACTAAACTTATTGAATAACCAGGGTAAAGCAGGTTGGCCAGATCTTACGGTCGACGGAATTTATGGACCTGCTACATTAAATGCTCTTAAAATTTATATGGCCAAACGTGGAAAAGATGGCGAGAAAGTATTAGTGCGAGTTCTTAATATCATGCAAGGCCAGCGCTACATTGAAATTTGTGAGCACAATCCAAGCCAAGAGCAGTTTTTCTATGGTTGGATCGCCAATCGAGTTGTTATATGA